TTTTGCCATAATATAATATATAATAAAATTAATAAAATAAAAGGCCGAGGCCGAAGCCCCGGTCTTTTAATATAAATAGTTTACTTCATTAACATAAAGTTGTTAGCACCTTGAGTAACTAAACATCTTTCTGATAACATGTGGATTTGCATTGCATCTAAAGCAGATGTAGCAGCACCAACTGAACCAGTAACCCAAGTCTTCATTCTTCTGTCGTCAGTTTGAGAAGCTCTATATCTAACGTGTAAGAAAGGTCTCTTAAGGTTTTTACCTAGCATTTGATCATAAACTGTTGATGTACCAGCTGGAACAATAACCCCACGGATAGCTTCACTACCAGCAGCAGTATTAATACCACCTCTTGTAGCTTTATCATTTAAGTATCTCATGTCAGACTTATAGAAGTCATAAGAACCTCTTCTAAATCCAGAGAAACCTAAATTCAATGCCATATCCTCAGAGTTGTTAAATACTCCATAAGAAGTACCACCAGCTCCGTAAGAATTCATTGAAGCAAGCATGTCGTCCATTGCTAAAGATGTAGATCTATTAACAAACATCATGTTTTCTTCAATAGCCCCTTGCTTGTCAAACTCAGCTAAAATAGCGTCGAACTCAGCTAAATCAGTAGCAGCGTTAACACCAGTAACACCAGAAGTAACATTACCTCTTTTTTCGATAGCATCAAATAAACCTTGAGTACCAGCACCGTTAGTACCAGCATCAGCAGAACCTCTAACTTGGCTGTTAGCACCAAAACCAATGTTAGATCCATTAGCAGTTAATTCAGCTTCTAATAAAGTCATTTCTAAGTAATCATTAAATCTAGCTCTTGTGTCAGCTTCAGCTTTTAGGTACCATAAGTAACCTGACTGACCCATTTCACCTGTAATCTCAACCCAACCAATTCTAGCTGTATCAGAACCTGATACTTCGTAGTAATCTTTCATTATGATTGGTTTGTTAGTAAAGCTTTTGAACGTAGGCTCATTAGCTCCTCTTGAGTCAGTTTTATACGTACCAGTTTCATCAGCATAAGACGCTCCTTTACCATACTCAGAACCTATAACTAATAAAGTAGCTGCTTCAGATGTTTCAGAGTGACTAGTTAAAACATCTTCACTATAAGATTCAAGCGAAACAACGTTTGAATCTGGAGTTTCTACTACTAAACATTTTGAAACTACACCAGCGGTAGCTAAAAGTACCATATCATTAACTCTAATACCGTGAGCTCTACTTGTTGTAGAACCAACAGAGTTATCGCCATCAATATCTTTAGCTACAGCGAACGTACCGTTTGTATCTCCATTTAAATCTATTGTACCCGTGTAAGATAAGTGTAACCTACCTTGTTCAGACCAAACAACTTGATCAGCTGTCATAGCCTCTTCAGCCCCAACTTGAGCTAAGAAACCTGAGATAGTTCTCGGTCCGAAAACTTCAGCTTCTTTTTCCATTAGGTCTGGTAGATATTGCTGTGCCCAGTCGTTACCAGCACCTGCAAAATCTAGGTAATTTGTGTTTAGTGTTTGCTTTTTTGAAGCAGGAACACTATTCAAATTATTTCCTCCTGTAATTGCCATAATTTTTTAATTTTAAATTTGTTATTTATTTTTGTTTTTAATTTTAAACTTAAAATCAGGGCCATCATCATTTAATACTCTTGCCTTAAATCCACTAGTATTTATATTATCTACATGTGATTGTCTAGGATCCATACTGACGTTTTTAGATTTAGCAATGCTTTGTTTTAAAGCATCAGCTTTTCCTTGTTCGTAAAAATGATTTGCAATTTGGTCAGCATTCATAGCGGTAAAAAGTCCTTTATGATAACCTGTGGCATCGTCTATTAAGTTATCTTCAGTTAAAAACTTTTTAATGAAGTTATTAATATCACCTTGGGTTTCCCTAACCTTTTGCTTGTCTTTTACATTAAATCTAAATCTTTTGTCTCCAACTTCGTATTCAAAACCTTTGAAACCATCGTTAAAAACTTGATCAGACTTTTGTCTAAAAACTTCAGATTGTTTTTCGCCTATTAAACGAGCTTCCTCTGATTCTTCGTTGTATCTATTAAAGAAATTAATTGCCTTCTGTTGCTCTTCAGTGAGCTTACTTCCGTTTTTAATATCTTCATAGTATTTGGATTTTACACTTTCCAAGTGCTGCTTTGCAGAAGCAACTTGCTCCTTCATAGCTAATTTTTTTCTTTTTATTTCTTTATCGTCATCAACATCTTCATCATACGCAAAAGTATCTTCCATTACAAATTCAATTTCATCATCTGATAAATGAGGTTTTGTTTGTTTGTAATACTCTTGTAACAAAGTATGATTGTCCATTTCTGAAAAATCTTGATTTAGTTTTATATAGTCTTTTAAATCACCACCAGTTTCATCCATAAAGTCTACTAGTTTTTGTACACTCTCTGGTAAAGGAATTCCAGTTTCTATTGAATCGACTATTGCTTGTTCAGCTGCTTCAGCAACTTCTTCAACCTTTTCTTGATCGGTTACTTCCTCAACAACGGGTGTGTCATCTTGAACTTTGTCGGGGCTTTCTCCGGTAGGTTCTTCATTTGTTGTTTCGACGATTTCTTCGACCACTTCTTCGCTAGTTGCGGATTGGTCCTGTACAGAAACCTCATCTGTGCTTTGCTCCTGAACGGCATCTTCTTCTTTTTTTGGTTGTTCACTTAAATCAACTTTTGTTATAGTCTCACCTATAACTTCAGCTGGTTTTTTCATTTTAGCTTTTACTTTAGTAACGTCACCTTTAGTTTCGTTACCATCAGGTTGTTTTTTAACCTTTTCTTTTACTTTTAACGAGCCAACTTCGTTGTCTACTTTAGGCTCTTCTTTTTTCTTTGCCATAATATAATATAATAATAGTTAATACTTGTTTATCTAGGACCGAATCTAGACATGTCTATGCCCTTTCCCATAACATCATTACCTTTAGATTCAAAAGGTTTTGTAGTTTCTTTTTTTGCATCTACTTGCATTTTAGTTTGTTTTTCAGAACTAGCCATTTTTTGACTTTCGATAGCTTGTTTTTGCATGTTATCAGCTTCTTTTAGCTTCATGTTCATATCAAACTCTAAATACATTAATTGTTTTTTAATTTCAGCTTCAGCCATCATTCTTTCTGTTTCAAGTGCTGATCTGTTTTGCTCTATTGACATAGCTGTACTTGCTATGGTTTGTTGTTTTTGTTCTTCAAACGCAGCTGATGCTTCTTGTTGTTTAATGTTAGCATCTGCTTGAGCCTGCATATTTTCTTGTTGTATTTTTTGATCTCTAGCTAACTTCTTTTTTCTTCTAATTTTTAGCAACTGGTTAGCCAGTTTTATATTTTTAATTTCTCTAAGATCAATAGCATCTTCTAAATCTATAGTTTGTTGACCTAACGCTCCGTTAATATTTGTTTCTAATATAGTTTTTTCTTCTTCATCTGGGTGTAACTCTAAAAATATACCAAAGTCATATAAATGTATCTCAGACATTTCTTCTAGCGTAGCAACGTTATGAGCACCTATTTGCTGCATAAAAGCATCTCTAGTTGGAGAGTATTCTATAATATCAGATATTCTAAGCGACAAAGACTCACAAACTTCTTGTGTTAAAAATAAACCTCCATTTAATATGTGTCTTGTTGCTGTGTTACTATTTGCAGCAGCCATTTTTTGAACGCCCACTAAAGATCTTTCGTCTGGCTTCGCGGCGTCTCTAGCTTCGTTTAATCCGGTTGTGTCTCTTATCATTTGTAAGTAATAATTATAGTTACCTACAAGTGATTGTAGTTTTGCACCACCCGAACTGCTTTGTATTTCTTGTATAGGTACTTTTCCAGGATTTAAATCTCCATCAGAAGTAAAAGATCTACCAATAACAGAACCAGTTTGGAAGAACATGTTTAAGGCTTCTTGTGGATTATAATTAGTACCATTACCTAAATCTATTTCAGCTAAACCATCAGCATCTAAATAAACACCATCTGGTACCATACGTGACATTACTTGTTGTAGTTTCAAATGCGTAAGTTGAATCATATCTGCAAAACCAGTTATTCTACTTACTAAAGACTCTATTCTACCCTCGTAAATTCTAGGCGCGCATATAGAGTAGTTCATTTTTACTTTAGTAAAATCACTTTTAGGACGCATCATGTTTTTAGCCATCTCCCATTTAAGTAATTTTTTAGTACCTAAAACTAAAGCGCCATCATATAAACACTCAATTTTTCTAGATTCTTTACTGAAATTTTCATTTTCTTCTGGATTAAAAGTATCATCTTTTTCAATAGCTTTTTCAGCACCACTAGAAGTTTGTTTTAGTTTATAAACCTCGTTCATGTAGGTTTTATAATTAAAGTATAAAACTTTTACTCTATTACGATCGTTATCTCCTTCTCTATATCTATTATTGTCGTATTTTCCAAAACCCTGGTTATTATACTCAGTAATTTCTTTTAAGTCTTCTTGTGTTAAATGAGGAAATTCTTTAATTAATTCGTTTACTGGTACAGTTTTTATTTCTCCAGCGTAATATATATTATCAAAATAAGGTGAGTCTGTGTATGAGTAAACAAGATTAGCTGGATCAACGTAATCTATAGTAACTCCTTCTGATGTATTAAATGAGGTTTTTACAGCACCTATACCTAATACAGTTAAATCATAATAAAATCTTTTCTTTATAAGATCATATTTATTACCTTGTAGTAGAGTTTCTATAGCTTGCTCTTCAGCAATTTCTACAGCTTGTTTATAGTTTAACTGCATATGAAGATCTAATTCTTCTTGAGAATCAGGTAGTAATTCAGGATTTTCATTGAATAAATCCATACCAAAAGTTTCTTTAATATACTCTTTTAGTTCTTTACTACGCATATCTTCTGTAATCTTATCCATATATTCAGTTCTTTTAGAAACTCCAAATGGATCTTGTGAATATGCTTTTATATCGTAAAGTCTTTCGGCAATACCGTTTACAACGATATCTACAAATTTAGGTATAATTGGGACTGGTTTCCAGTCTAAGTTTAGATAACTTAAATCACCATTTATAGATAACTCATCTTTATATTTTTGTATAGGTTGCTCGCCTCTAGCGTATAGTCTTAAGTTATGAAAATTATTTCTATTGTGTATATATCTATTTGAATAGTTTTCTTTATCAAACCATTCATTCTCTATAGCTTGAGCTATTTTAAGTCCATAATCGTAACTTATTTTTTCTACATCGCTTACTACTTGACTTGGAAATTGCCTCATATTAGTTTTTTATTATCTTTGAAGTACTACCCCTGTTAGAATACTTGGCAATACTTATATTCAATTTTGGTTTCTCAATGCTTGCGTTTGGTCTATACAAATGTCTATTACAAGCCATTATAGCTAGTCCAGAACTTATCGTTGCATCATATTTTGTTCTTTTTGTAATATCAAATTTAGACCAATCGTTTAAGGTTCTATTAAAATATATATTACCATATTCCCCATCTTTAATGTGTCCAACATAATTTTGTATGTACATTTCAATAGCCGCTGCGTGAGCCTGTTTTATATCTTCGCTAGAGTTTGGTATGCCACCAATTTCTTTTTCAGTTGTAGATAATTTATTCCATAACTTGTCTGGTCTATTCATACTAAAACCTCTATAGCCTCTTCTTCTTAAATGATACAATAAGCGTGGTTTATTGTTCTCACAAAGTATTGGCATGCTATAAAACACGCAAGCCATTAACACGTCTTCAAAAAACATCTCAGCTGTTTGTGGTCTAGCTATATATTCTAAAAACATATGGTTAGGTGGACAATCTTCCATGCTAAACTTAGTTAAACCGTGCAGCGCTCCGTTTGATCCTCTTCCATCTACAGTTCCTGATATGTCATAACTATCACAACCAAAAGCACCCATGTGTTCATTAGCTGGATACTTAATTCCTTTTTTTAGAATAATTCTATTTTGTAACTCTTGTGGTGGAAACCAACTTACTTTAAATCTTCCTTTTGGATCTGGATAAAATATCACCTGTGTGTCTTTAATACCGTTAACCCATTGAAAGTTACCAGAAGAAACTACTGAAGAGTTTCCTATACCTTCGTTATAATCTATCTGCTCGTATATTTTTACTAAGTTAAATATACTATTTTTAGCTTCATCTCTAAACGCGTGTTCAGTTGTTCTTGGAAACTGACGATAAAACTCGTTTAAAGCATCGTGATCAGATTTTAATCCTTCAACCTCGTTGTTCCAGTGTTCTATTATACCTACATCTATTAGTTCACCGTCTGGGTCAAGGACATTTGTGTCAGGAGTATCAAATACTGGAAGTCCGAACTCATCAATAAATCCTTCGTAGTTCCATTCCATTGGGATAAACAAAGAGTATAAACCAGATTTTGTCTGACCATTTCTATTTCTCTGAGTGACATCTGATGCGTCATATAGTTTTTTAAAGTTGTCTCCACCTTTGTCTAATGCGTTTGATGTTGAGCCCATCATACATTTACCAACTATCTTACTTCCTAATCGTAAACATGTTTTGGTAACTCTCCAGTTATTTAATATATTATCGGGTCTTTCCCATTTACCACTTTCGTCATGAACTAATAAACTTAACTTCTCTCCATCATAACTATTATCTCCTGTATTTTTCCAATCAATAGTTGTATCTAGTCCTTTAATATCTTCGATTTGTTCGTTCGCTGTAATCTTCTTTCTCGTAAACTTACTAGCGGGAACACGATAAGCCAGCTCGGATTTTGGACGATCCATTCCATCTTGTATAGGTTTAAAAAAGAACGGATAGTTAATTGATATAGGAACAACCTTATCTGTAAACATTTTTTTAGCATCTGCACCTGTTTTTGATAGTATACCATATCTACTATCACTTGAAATAGTGGCTAAGTTAACTGTTTCTGCAGATGACATAAAGGAAAAGCCTGAACGTCTGTTCTTTAAATAACACATTCCATAACATCTTTTATCCGCCTTACACGCTTCCCAAAATATATAGAACAATCTATTTGCCTCTCTATAGTCTGGAGCACCAACATCAATTTTACTCCATTGTAAATACATATAGTGCGTACCGGTTATCCAAGTTGGTTTACCATTGTTTACAAACCAAAAACCCTCTTCTCTTCTTCTAAACTCTTCGTTTATGTAATCGTACCATTGTTCTTTATTTTCTTCTGGATAATTTCTCCAGTCAAATATATTTTTAATTCTTTCAAGTTCTTTAGGATACTCTTGCTTAACCCACTTATTTTTGACGTGCTTATATATTTCTTTTGGTGGTTTAGGTAGAGCTATCACTAAGTTTTGTATTTCTATAATTTTACCTATAATTCCATTATGCGATAATACAATTAAATCATGCTCTTTATTGTAACCATATTTCCACTTCTTCCCGCGGTTCATGCGTGTAATAGTGGTTCTCTTTATAGGCTCTACAACCTTAACTAAACTTTGCTCGTACATTACTTAGATCTACCTTCAGCGAATCCTTTAAAGACTTCTTTCTTTCTCTTTTCAGGTGCCTTGCCCTCAAGCAAGTTTTCTTCTTCTTGAATTCTGTTAAGTATTTCAAACGCGTCAAATATAGCTAATTTTTTAGTAGCTGCAGCATTTTTAAGTCTATCAGCAGAAACGTCATCTTCTGTGTTAGTAATAATTTTTTCTTTTGCGACGTTAATTAACTCCTCAACTGCTCTGTGCCCAGCTTGGATTATAAGTTTCTTCGTTTCCTTGATATTCATATTTAATTGTAATAAATTGATTCATGACTCTATATAAACGTTGACCATCTATAATAAATTCATATGTTGAAAATGGCGTAAAGCCTACTAATTCGTTTTTGCTATACACACCATCCGAATACTTTACAATGCCAATGCATTTTTCTTCTTGATCAACACCTAGTTCGTTTCTTTCTTTTATAGGCTGTACAAAGCAATATCCCTTTGGCGCTTTCCACTCATTGTTTCTTTTGTATAAAAATATTTGATCTTCTTTTACAAGATACGTATTTTCATCAAAATAACTTCTACTATTCTTTTCGTTACCTCTAACATCATGCCAACGTCTAAAAACATTGTGGTGTATTATAATAGTATCTCCAGGTTTTATTTCTGTTTCAAAAGCCGTAGGAACAGATTTAACAACTGCCTCTCTATTCGTAAATTGATGGTTATATATTTCAGTGTTAATAATAAGATCTTTACCATCAACTTTCTTAACGTTGTTATATCTATTTCCTTTTGGCTCTATAACAAAGTCAAAAGGCGCTTTCATTAGTACTCTAAGTTATATTCTATAGATATCGCCATGTTTTTGTTAAAGTCTTTCCATGGTAAAACATCTTTATTCTTTTTGATGTATATAGAATATTTATCTTTTTCTTCTATAATATCTGATATCGTATGTCCACCGTATACATCTTGACCAACAGCATAATGCATAGCGTTTTCTTTGTAGTCTTTACCTACAGTGATTTTTCTAATTAGCTTGCTCATCGTGATTTATTTCTCCAGTATGGATATTAATATTATCCGTACCATATTCTTTCTTTAATTCTTTTTGTATTGATGCTAGCTCATTTTGAAACGACATAACATGATCTAACATAGCTCTTTTTCTAGTTTCTAAACTACCAATCTCCATTTGTCCTCTATTTAGATTATTAATTATGTCTTGCATTTTACTTAAATGCTCATTACTAATTTTTGTAGGTTTTTCACCTCTTAATTCTTTAATTTTTTTACTTGTGTTTTTTGCCATTTTATTTAATTTAAGTTAATTATAAGTTATCGTCTAACCACGTGTTCATGTTAGATCTTTCTGTTGCGCTTAAAGCACTATTACAAACTAATAGCGCTTTAAATTTATCGTCTTGAGATCCTTTTATCCTATCAAAAGTTATAGTAGCTGTTTCAGATAACGCGCCAGTACTACTTTCGGTCCCATTAAGATATAATCTTACGTTTCCACTTGATCTTTGTATTGCAAGATTATAATTAGTACCAGTTGACATTGTGGGAATTGTAAAATCATTGTTACCACCGCTTCCAGAAGCAACTTTAAGTCTAGTAGTAGTAGTATTTGTGACTCTCCAAAACATACTAGAATCCGAAGAATCTATTATAAATTTATCAGCATTTGATATGCTACTAAACTTAATTCTTACCCATATAGAAAAATCTCCTGATAAAGAAACATCACCACTAGGTAAAACAAGTTGTTTAGATGTTCCATCAAACTCTAAAGCTGTTTCAGAAGTGTTATAAGTAGGAAAGTCAGTACTAGCTGTAGCATGTTCACTACCTACTTGATCTCTCCATTTTGTAACTTGTTCTCCATTTTCAGGAAAACTTTCATCTGACTCTTCTACACCTACATCTGCTCTCCAAAAATGTATTGCGCTAGATAAACCTTCTGGTGTAAACGACTCTTCTAATGCTGCTCCTCCTGTAATTGAATTTCCTAATCCTAACATATTAAGGTTGACTCGTTGAAAAACCTGCGGTCCCATTTAAAGTACCGTGGGCTTTAGTGTTACTACTATCTAAGGCATTACCTTCAAATTGATAATAACCTATTAAATTTGCTGTCTGTGTGTAATTTGTATGTTGAGTAGTAAGATCTCTCATTACACCTCCATTGTATATAGCTGTTACAGCTGTACCAGGTAATTCAATATCCCAATACCCAACCTGATCCATTTGGCCATCTACAAAAGCGTCAGTTCCTAAGTGATTAGCACCTATATGAATAAGACTTACATCTCCTACCCAATCACTTTGTCCTGATGAGTCAGTGATGTTTTGTATTAAACTTCCATTTCTATATAATTTAACTGAATAAGCCCCACCCGCTATGCTCCACGTTCCAACAAAGTGCTGCCAACCATCATCATAACCTGAGCCATCATTATTACTAGAGCCTGGTATGTCATACGTAGCTGTTCGTGCGGTGTTATTTGTTTTTATAGTTGCTCTCCACTCTGTATCGTTTTTGTGATATATCATGGAAAAATGGTTACTAGAGTCAGTCCAAATTCTACTTACCATTTGAGACTTATCTGCATCGTTTTGAATTAAATTTACCCAAAGGGAAACACTACCAGCAGCTTTGTTAACAGCATTTATTATACTACTAGGTAAAGAAACATAATCGCTATTACCATCTAAATTTAAAGATTGATAACTACCAAATATATCACATTCAGTTGTGGGTTGTGATCCTAACCCTCCTCCTAACATTATATACCTACGTAAGCTATTACTCTACCTGAAGCTAACTTAAAGCCAGTCCATCTACCGTATATAGTAACTCCTTTTGGAAATGTTTCACTATCAACTACATCACCACCATCAGCATCTATATCTGTAGAATTACCATCTGAACTTGGAAAGTTTTGTGCTTGCTCAGGCACTAAACCATCAGCACCACTATCGAAAACGGTATCTTCTAAAAACGTTATTGCTACAAAAACTTTTGTTATTCTATTTACATTACTAGCTGGAGTTGAATCTGAATCTAAACCACCTATTATTGTTATAGCCTCAGTACCAGCCGCGTGGATACTACCCATTTGACCAAAAGCGTAATCTGTTGGATCTTTATATGCCATAATTTATTTTTTTACTTTTTCTAAGCTACGGCCGCCAAAGTAGGCACCTATAACTGTTATTAATACTAATTGTAATAAGTCTACCCAAGTGTCTTTTACTTCAAAAGCAATAACACCAGCATCGATAAATATCATTAATACTGTTGATACTACTAAAAATATAAGAACTAAAGGTCTTATGTTTTTTGATAACCAAGAGTCTGAGTTCATATCCATACCCCATCTGTTAGAAACCTCTTTTTGCATTTGAGCTTCATAACCCATTATCATATCTTTAATTTTCTTTTCAGCTTCAAGCTTTTCTTCTTTAGATGTGTGTAGATTATCTATAACTCCACCTACGCCTTTTACTAAATCAGTAGCTCCACTTGAAAATATTTTTCCTAATATATTCATAATTTAATTTTATTCGTAATAATCTCTTTTTTCTTTTTTAGACATTTTTTTCAATTCTTCCTTACTATGATCCGCACCTTCAAAAGCTGGTTGCCATTTTTTAGTTTTTCCAAACTTTTGACTATGTAGAGTTAGTCCTTCTCTTTGTACTTTTTGTATCTTTTTAGTATCTTCATAGCCAGGTGATAGAGGTATAGTTTTATCTTTATCTACGTATTGTTTGTTTTTTCTAACATACGCAGAAACATTAGTCTCCTTAGTATCATCGTCTGTTGCGACAGGTCCTTTTTTATTTTCAAATAAGAAATGTTTTTTTTCTTTATCTTTTTGCAAAGGAGAAGATTTAGATCTGCCATCAGGCGTGTTTTTATCAGATTCATGGTTAATACCAGGTAAAGCGTTTTTACGTTTCCAGTAAGCCATGTTTTTCATTTTAAATGTCATAGTTTATTTTTTTTATTCCCATGGCATGTTTTCCCAAGGAAAGTTTTTACTTCCTTCGTCTTGCCATTCATTGTTATAATATATTTTACCGTTTTTTCTTTCGTACATCTCACCGTTCCATTTTATATA